CGCAAACATGATACATCAGTTAATTGTAATGATGAAGCATGTTTGCGAGTATTTGGTAGTGGCTTTGGATCAGCTACTGCAATCGGTTCTGGACTTAAAATTGAAGCTCCATATCGTTTCCCGCTTGATTACGCTGCTATCCGTATCTTAGATCAAGGTACTACGAAATACGTCATTAAAGGAGGTACTGGTCTTTATAGTTTTAATGGGCCTCTTACTGTTACTACCGTTAAAACAACTCCAGTTAATCTATCAGCGCTACCATCTGCCTCAACTGCTGGTATGGGTACTCGTGCTTTTATTAATGATGGCTCAACTACTCTAATTCTTGGTCTTGGTCTTACTGCTGTTGGCAGTGGTTCTAATAAGGTTCCCGTATATTCTGATGGGACTAACTGGATTGTTGGTTAATGACTCACTCAATTCTTTCCTTCTGTGATCTCTTAGATGATACTGATCAATCAAGATTAAGTTGGTCAAAATTGGGTGTGGCTAGTTCTACAGTTTTAACTACTGTTACTGGGTTTACTGCTGCTATTCAGCAGATATCTGGTAATGTTGCCCATACAGAGTGGCAAGCTTTTGGAGCAGCTATCGGACTTCACGCTGTAACCCATGCTGCTCGTGCAGGAGTTAGGCTAACACAAAATGCCATTTGACCAGACATCAATCTATGAAGCAATAATATTTGGCTATGTACTTGGCCTAGTGTCAACTGTTGCTATACTCAAAGTATTTCATATTAAACTTTAAGGACATACATGGCCACCTTGGTTTCTGATATCATCACTGATGCTTTTCGTGAGAGCAACCTTGTTGCCATCTCTGCGACCCCTACTGACTTGGAGATTGCAGAGGCTCTTCGTATTCTGAATCGTTTAGTAGCCCTTACCTATCATACCGATGCGGGAGAAAAGTTTACGGATTTCCCTATTGGCTCTGATAATATTGTTCGCCCCAGTGGTTGGCCCTACTATGAGAATCAACCTACAAATGATTGGTTTGCACCTCTCAATTCTCGACTGATGCTTAATGTAGATAGTCCGCAGAACATCTATCTTTCCCCTCTTCCTCAGGATGGTAGTGTATTTTCTTATATTGATGTGGCTAATAATATAGACACTAACCCTATTACATTTTACGGTAATGGTCGCCTGATTGAAGGTGCCACTTCCGTCGTGAAGAATACAGCAGGGGATACTGCTATATATTTCTATAGAGCAGATACTGGTAATTGGTCTAAATTGTCCCCTCTTCTAATTAATGATGATTTCCCTTTTCCGCCGGACTTCGATGATGTATTCATTATCGGTTTAGCTATTCGCCTTAATCCTCGTAATGATATTTCACTAGCCCCTGAGAGTATGGCTGCGTACAAAAAAGCTCTTTCCGCATTTACTGCTAGATATACACAGATCATTCAGCATGGATCAGAGCTGGGCCTTATCATCACCCCAGGAGTTCGTCGTTTTCGTGGCTTCTGGAATTATCAAACCGCAGATAGTACGTTCCTTGGGGGCAACCCCTTTGGTCCGTCTGGTTGGGCATAATTTATGGGTAACGCTCCCGACTATACTCATATAACATTAGGACATAGTGAGTGGCTTCGGCAGATTGCACAAGAAATTGAAGTCCCTCTTACCAATCGCTATTTTGAAGTTAATCCCACCAATCTGTCTGAAAATGATCACTCAGCCATAATCTCCAGACCCGGAATGAAGCGTTGGTTGGCTGTAGGTAATGGGCCCATACAACAACATCCATATTATCAGTCTGGTAGTTTTAGTGAAGCTTTGTTCGTACCTTCGGGGAATAACCTATATAGGGTAGATACTGATGAAACTATAACGCTAATTGGTTCAAGTATTACATCAGATGTTCGAAACCCTGTATCTATGTGCGCTACAGCACGTATAGGAACTACACCAGAGTATTTATTTATTGCTGGTGGCGGTGAATTCGAGGAAGGTGATTTGTATATCTATATTGAAGATGGTTACGCTGTTGGAACTCTTACAGGCACTCCGGCGAATAATGATGTAGTTAAGATTGATACTGTCTATTACAAATTTACTAATGGTTCAGTAGACACAGGAACTCCTGCAGGGACTTCTGGAAATCCTTGGTTGATTGCTCTTGGGGCTACTTCAACTATTGCATTTCAAAATTTATTTAATGCAGTTAATATTAGTGGTGTACCTGGAACTGATTATTCAACAGCTACAGCTATTCATACTACAGTAGCTGGGATAACTTGGAATTCTACAACATCCACTTTTAGAGCCAAGACAGCTGGAACTAGTGGTAATTCAATTGCAACTACTGAGACTGGTGCTGCCATTGCTTGGGGTAATACTACACTAATTAATGGAGGTTCACCATATTTTGCAGAAGTACAGATGCCAGATGGTGTGTCTGTTGTTAATGTCGTGTACATAGCATCTTACGTAATAGTGGTCGTAAAGCAGGATGATCAAGAGAATGGTAGGTTTTACTGGATTAATCCCGGTGAAATAATCGTCAATCCTCTAAATTTTGCAACTGCTGAACGTTCTCCTGATACTATTTTCGCTGCACGAGTAGCCGGAGATCAGCTTCTTCTATTTGGACCAGACACAACTGAAATATGGTATCCAACAGGAGACTCAAATGCACCGTTCTTGCGCGTACAAGGTGTTACATTTGATCGTGGAATTTGGTATGGTTCAGACACCCAACTCAGAAATAGTATAGTTGTCGTAGACAATGGTGGAATTATTTGGACTATTGAAGATGGTCAACCTCGACGTATCTCAAATAATGCTATTGAAGAACTCGTAAGAGAAGCTCAACGTACTCAACTCCTTTTAGACCCATTCGGATGACCTCATGATTAGACATATGGATAATTTCTCTCTGTACACACCGGGGTCTGCTACCGATCTTTTAAGCAGTGTGTTCGCTTCAATAAGTTCGCAAATTAGTGGTACGAATATATGGATTCAGAATGATCCTGTAACTAGTGGTAGAATCTGTAATATTATTGCTGCGTCTAACACATTTAATTGGTCAATCCTTAAGTATGTTCTACCAAATAATGAAGCTGTTGTAGGTGTGTCTCAACGTGTGTACCTCAATGAGATACCTAAGTTCCAGGCAAATTTCCCCACACTGGTGTCTTTTAGAGATTCGGGTGGTAATGCTATTGGAGCCGTTAGGGTAGATACTACTGGTCGTCTTTATCTCACCGGTAGTACTGCACCCTCACCCTGGCTACCTGACCAACCGCAAGCATACGTCCTAGCCACTACCCCTTCTCCTGTAATTTCTGCTGGAGCCTGGACACATATTGAAGTAAAGATGACTACAGGTGCTAGTGGAAGTATTATAGTTCATGTTGAAGGCGCTGAAGTTCTTAACTATACGGGATCATTCTCGTCTGGTTCAGGTATTTACGGTCTTCAATGGATGAATCTTGGTATTTCAGGCACTACTACAAAAGATTGGTACCTGAAAGATTTGGTTATTTGGGATGGTAGTGGTTCACAGAATAATAATTTTATCGGAAGAGTTGTGGTCTATTCTTGTGTTCCCAGTGCTGATGACAGTTTAAACTGGACACCTGTTGGTGCTGCAAATGGTTATAGTGTGCTATCGACTACCCCGTATAGTGTATCAAAACATTTAGATGCGGGTGCTAGTCCCCCATCACCGTATCTTGCTACACTGAATGATTTGCCAGCAGGTCTCACAGCTGTTAGAGCCGCTATGACCATAGTTCGCGCAGGTAAATCAGATAGTGGAGATGCAACTTTAGTAACTTCATTAAAATCAGGTTCGAGTTTTGCAGATGGTTCTAGTAAAGCAGTTACCACGTCTCAACGTTATTGGACTGATGTACAAGAACTTGATCCTGCAACTAGTACGGCTTGGACACCAATACGTATTAATGCAGCTAAGATGCAACTAAATAGGACAGTATAATGACTGGTGCAGTCACAGTTTCTGCTGAGCAAGGTGTTACATTTGTTGCAGCTAGTTCTCCTGCAGTCACAGTTTCTGCTGAGCAAGGTGTTACATTTGTTGCAGCACTCGGAGCTACTCAAAACTGTCGTTTGAGATCTTGGACTTTTACTTTAGATGGTCATGACTTCTATGTATTGAGACTAGGAGAAGATTACACACTAGTATACGATTTTACTACCGAATCTTGGTCTAAGTGGCAATCATCTGATGTGCCGTACTTACATCAACATGTAGGTTTAAATTGGTATAGTATGAATAAACCAAGTTTGGCTACTAATGCTGTAACAAATGTTGTATGTGGGGATGATAGCTCATCGTACCTATACACACTTAATCCATATGTTGGTTATGATGAAGATACTTCTTTGAATCAATTAAATTTTACCCGTGAAGTTCTTGGTGGTGTTCCTATGCGAACCCGTAGAACTCAACCAGTTGGTGGTCTGTACGTTGTAGTAGATTCCGGTAATCCCCAAGTTCCGGGAGCGACCATTAGTCTAGCCACATCTGATGATTATGGTAAAACGTGGCAGGATCATGGCTCTATTACACCAACTGTTGGGGATTTTACCCAAGAGTTTTCTTGGAGGTCGTTGGGACTAATCCGTGCACCGGGTAAAGCTTTTAAGATAACCGATAATGGCGCTGCTGTTCGAATTGAAAGTATGGAAATTCGCTAGTGACAACTGAACTAAAACCAACCACTCCGCTTGACTTTAATACCCCTATTGTGGGGCCTGAAGGTAAGCCTACTCCGCAGTTTATCCGTCTGTGGTTGGACAGTCTTGTCAATTTTCAACGAACTCAATCTGGTTTAGATACAATTCCAGTCGGGGCCAACCCTACTGCAACCATTAGTAGTACGGCTGTTAATGGGACTGCTCTAACATTTATGCGATCTGATGCAGCTCCTAAAATGGGTAATTTAACTGGGGATGCAACTTCAGTTGGTCTTGTAACTACATTAGCAACTGTAAACAGTAATATTGGTACATTCGGTAATAGTTCACATGTTGGTCAGTTTACTGTTAATGGTAAGGGTTTAATTACCTCAGCAGCTAGTATAGTAATCCCCGCTACTGCTCCTGGCGGTACATCGGGTCAAGTACAATATAATAACGCTGGTGTTTTTGGCGGATTTACTTTCTCCGGAGATGCTACAGTAATTACGTCTACTGGTGTAATTACTGTGACTAAGACTAGGGGTGTGTCTTTTGGTTATTTTGCAACCGGTACAGATGCAGCTAATCTAACAGGTAATCTAGCAGTAGCGCGTCTCAATAGTGGTACGTCTGCCAGTTCATCTACATTTTGGCGGGGAGATGGTACGTGGGCAACTCCTGCAGGAACTACTACTGGCGCTAACCCGACAGCAACTATCGGGACTTCTGCTGTTAATGGAGTTGCTACTACTTTTATGCGTTCAGACGGTGCACCAGCTTTTGGCAATCTGACTGGAGATGTAACATCTGTTGGTATGGCCACCACCCTAGCAAATACGGCAGTAACTGCAGGTTCATATACTAATTCTAATATCACAGTAGATGCTAAAGGACGAATTACTGCGGCCTCTAATGGATCTGGTGGTGGTGGTGGTACACTCTCTTATTTGACTCGAATGCAGTTACACACTAATACCGCACGTTCAAATAGTAATTTTGCTACATTTAGTTGGTCTTCAAGTGATGTATTACAGGATGATCTAGGTATGTGGTCTGCTGGCTCTCCGACTCGTTTTACTGTTCCTGTTGGTGTCTCTAAAGCCAGAGTTAGTCTTCATATATATTGGGCTTCAAGTAATACTGGAGATCGCTGGAATTACGCCATCATAAATGGTGGTGGTGCGATAGTGGGTGATATTAAAGCTGCGAGACAGGAAGCTGCTAGTTCAGTCATATCTAGTATTTTAGATGTAACATCTGGTGATTACTTTGAATGGATACCCGCACAATCAAGTGGAGGTAATCTAAATCTTGTAGGGGCTACCGGTAAGGCTGTGGCATGTAGAGTCCAAATTGAATGTTGGGCTTAATGCGGATATTCGACACAGATACTGTAAGTATTGCTATTAAATCTCTATTAAAATCAGAAGATAGGTGTGATCCAGATGAATGGATCTTAAATAGAGATAATATCTGTCTACAAAATGAATATGGTGATCTAGCTTTATTCGAATACGGTGTAC